GGCTTTTTGACTAACCATTAAAGGAGGTAATTTTATGGGGAGTACGCAGAGTATAGGAGCGATAATCAATGAATCAATGATTATCAATGATGTTAAACAAAGTTTAACTATCAATGAATCAATGAATAAGAGTAACCTGTGGAAAACTAAAGATAAGGGGCTGTGGAAAACTCGACGCATCACAACGGACGAGGCAGAGGCCAAGGCGAGTTTCTTGGTTCAACGGTTAAACGCTCCAGAGTGTCGTAAGTTTTTTCTTAAGTGTGTCTATCACTTAACAGAGGCAGAGATACAGAACGCGTTAGAGAGTGCTACTAGACCTTATATTAAGTGCAAAGCCAAGTACTTCAATAAATGCTGCAAAAATAAGCTAATAGAACGCGGCTTATAGGATAAAGAGATACTCCCTCAATATCAACTATTAACAGAGGGAGTTTTTTATGCTCATAAGCGAGGCCTTTAACCTCTATCGAGATGACTATATCCGACTCAAGAATCAGTCCAGACGTACCGAGGAAACCCACGAAACTTGTAAAAAGCTACTACTACAATACCTAGAGGATAAACCTATAGAGTGCTTAACTTTATCAGATATACGCGAGTGGTGCAACGATCTAGCTAAAACTAGAGCCACCAATAGTGTACGCGTATATGTGATAAGGCTAAGGGCTGTTATATCTTATCTGAATATCAGAGATATACCATGTATAAAAGTCGAGCTAATACCAGTACCAGCGCGTGAGGCTACCGTGCCGGTATACCTAACCGAGTCCGAGGTAGACGCTATGATAGCTTGTGCCTATAACGTCAGAAATGCCTTTGTAATATCTCTGCTATATAGCTCCGGTATACGCCTATCCGAGCTTATATCGCTCAATCGTGGGCAGATAGTAGATAGACGCTTTACGGTAATAGGTAAAGGTCGTAAGCCGAGGCTATGCTTTATAGACAAGCGTACAGAGCATTTAATGGAACAATACCTAAAGAGCCGGAACGACCATAATAGCGCCTTAATTGTATCTTTTGAGCATAAGGATAGGATGACTGCCACTAACATACAGTTATTGGTGCGTAATAGCGCCGCTAGGGCTGGTATAACTAAAAAGGTAACCCCTCATACACTCCGGCACTCTTTCGCTACTAACTTTTTGCGTAATAACGGTAATATGCGCTACTTGTCTGCTATGCTAGGACACGCTAGCCTAGATACTACTATGATGTACGCTCATGTGGTGGATCACGACTTGCAAAAACAGTACGAAAAATATCATACAATTTAGCATAAACCTATTGACTTTTAAGCCTATGTCTGCTACTATAAGAGTAGCAAACAGAGAAAGTTAAAAAGCTGGATAATCAAAAAATACAGAGCCAAGGCTTTGTATTTGGGTCGTCGGTAGAGCCTTTCCATGGTAAGGAAGGGGTCTCGAGTTCAAGTCTCGAAGGCGGCTCCAGATACAATTTAGTTATTTTTATAACTCCTACTCTGTAGGGGGTTTTTTGGTACCGATTGGGGTTATCTATCGACAAGTTGATAACTCCATAGGTACAGTAACGAACTATGGCTTGCCAGTTACGAGCTTTAACAATTTGATATAGCAATCGTTTATTTAACAGATAAACTACCGCGCCGCATTGAGTAATTTAATAGTGGCGGCAGCAGGTTAGCTTATCTCAATTCCAGCCGCTAGTCTAGGGTCTCTCTCATTTTCAATCTGTAGTTGCGACAGTTTCGCGAGGTTCTTTAGCGAGCATTTATATTTTGCATTTGGTTATTCATTTTAACTCTGAACTGTTAAAGAGGCCCTAAACCAGCGGCTGGCAAGTCTAATTATTAAAAATAACGTTTCGCTACCAATCGCTCGGTACTAGCAAAAATTACTCTCAACACACTACGTAGATACAATTTGGTTATTGTTTATCCACCCTTAAAGTACACACCTCTGTATCTCTTTATCTCTAGCGCCGAGCGACCGGTAGCGAAAAGAAAAGAGGTACTTTTTATGAATAAAACCAAAAAAATCTTAATTGCACTAGCTTGTCTAGCAGCCCTATTTTGCGGCGCTAACATGATAGGGCAACATCGCGAGGCTCGTATGGACGAGTACGCAAAAGCCCATAACTGTACATGGCACTACGACTACTACGTTACGGAGGAGCCAGTATGCAAGTAAAGGGCGAAAACCAGATCATTAAGGCAGCGAGTAAGGGCTATAACTACAACTACGCGAGCCTAGCCGATATAGCTAAAGCCGGTAAGCATATACCAAAAATGCGAGTCAAGCCAACTCCAGACGGCGACTATATCGAGTACTTAGATGAGAACAACGAGTGGCAGACAGGCGCTAAGATTGTAATACCAGATATGGCTAAGAGTAACGAGGCGCAAAAGTATGGCGCGGCAGTAACTTATGCTAGGCGCGTAACAGCCCAGTTGGCGCTATCGCTAGTATGTAGTGATGACGATAAGATAGAAACTCATAGCGAGGCAGACGCTAAGGCTAATGAAAAGCGCAACTCTAGCCGCCTAAGCTTTGATGATATTAAGGCTAAACTAGACACGCTTAACACTATCTCAGAAATAAACGCTTTCGCAAAAGAGGTAAGCGCGGCATATCCGAACCCAACAGACAAGCAGCGCCACGCGATCCAGACCATGTTTAGTATCAGACGCGAAGAAATAACAGAGGCGAGGTTAACCTATGCGCGTAATTGAGATAGAGCAGGGCAGCACCGAGTGGATGAGCTTTAGGGAGGGTAAGCGAACTGGCACAAGTGTAGGCAAGCTATTCGCTAAGAGTCGAGTAGCCGGCGAGCTTTACGATACAGACAAACCGCTTATAACCTTTTATCAGAAAGTAGCAGAGCGTCTAGCCGAGGGAACCGGTGATGATGATGGTTTAGAGAGTAGCCGTGAGCGCGGTAAAGACTTAGAGCAAGAGGCAATAAACGAGGCCGAGCAGCAGCTTGGCCTTAAGCTTATCCGCGGTAACGTATGGCAAGACAGTAAAGACCCTAACCATATCGAAAGCCCAGATGCTTATACAGAGGACTTAAAAACGGCAGTAGAGGTTAAATGTCTAAGCAGCGCCAGGCATATACAGGCTATCTGCTTGAACGAGCCGCCTAAAGAGTACTACGCAGAGTATCTTAACTACTTCTTAGTAAACGATAAGCTAGAAACTCTGTATGTGTTTTTATACGACCCACGCTTTTTACTTGAACACTTGCGCTGGCACGCTTTTAAGATTAAGCGTTCAGACATTATAGCCGACATAGAGCGTATGCGAGATATAGACGCGCAAGCAGAGCAGCTTATCAACGGAGTAGTAACTAACCTTATGAAAGGCGACGCATGAGTAAACAACTAACTAAGATGGCCCTACAATGGCACAGCGACGGTCTAGACGATAAGAGAGTGCTAGATAACGTGCTAGACGAGGTACTGTACGACTTTTTAGATGAGTACGGTTTGGAGCTTAGTGATCGCGAGGAGCCTAGGCTCGAAATGTTACTAAGGTCGATTATTAGCGAGAATATCGACTGGGATGCTTTGCGAGAGGCAGATGATGAGGCGCGCGCCTATGGCGACGCAAGAAGGAGTGCAATTTACAAGTAGCTTGGGGGCTTTGAGAGTAGCCCCCAAGCATAAAGGAATCGAGAGTTTTTGGCGAATATATGGGAGTAAAAAAGATGTGTAAGAAAAAACAAATTAAGTACAGACCTAAAGGCTTAAGCAAAGAGGAGCAGAAATACCTAGACGCACAATTTAGACGCGAGATCATAGGAACGCTAATAATCATAGTTATAGGCATTTTGGTAGTACTAGGGCTGATTTTAATGACTAAACAGGCGGCTAGCTTATGAATTTTAGAGATATGACACCGGAGGAGCGCGCGTACTACGAAAAGATAAAAGCGCACGACGACAGCATGAACTGGCTGCTAAGAAACCTAGCTATCCTCACGACGCTCATTACAATAGCAACTTTAATAATACTGTTTTGGTGAAATGAGTATGCCAGGATATTCAACAGCTTGCGACGGCAAAAGCGCCTTTAAGACGCGCCAAATAGCCGAGCGAGTGGCTAGAGCTATGAATAGCGCTAAACGCTCGCACAATCGCAAAAGCACCGGTCATGCGCCAGCAAGGGTGTATAGATGCCCTTATTGTGGCGAGTACCATATAACCGGCGCTAAAACACGAAAGATAGAGGTAAAGGAGGTGTAGCATGAGAAGATTAAGCCCTAACGAATATGCAACCATCAAGCAGCTGCTAAATATAGGTCATAGCGCCAATAAAGTAGCAGAGATTGTAGGACGCTCACAGTGCATAGTAAGCACAGTTAAAAAAACAATGTCTTACGCAGAATATATCGAGCAACGTAGAGCGCAAGCGCGCCGCGCAGAAGAAAACAGAAAGGTGCGCCAGCTACCACTGGACACACCTAAAAAGACGACGCTAGACGTACGAGAGGACTTAACTATTAAGCTAAATGCCTTTAGAGATGCCATAGCGCTATATAAAGGCACGGCAAGCGGTCATACCGCGGTAAAGCATATTAGATACTGCCAAAAGGCTCAAGAGCGCCTAGAGGAGGCTTGGCTTTGGCTTAAAGAAAGCTTTTAGCAGAAAATTGGTTACCCCTTAGACCGTCTAGCTACGTGGTCATAGCTAGGCAGATAGGGGGTAACCCCTAGCCCCAGATAGTCCGCAAACATTATGCTGGGGCTACCATGAGGAACTTTAACAATGTATACGTATATATCAACTAATAAACGCGAGTATAAGCTTTGCAAGTCAAAAATTATACTGCGCGGCGGTAAAGAGGCCGAGGTGTTTTACTTTATCGGCCCTAACCAATTGCCTAAAAAAGGCACTTATTACGCTAACGAGATGCCTAAGGGCTTTGAGATAAAAGAGGCACGATCTGGCCATCCGCTAGTGGTAAAGTCGCGAAACTAAACTATGGCAGAGCTTACAGCTCCGCCCCTACGCATCTATAAGAGCGGAAGAACAAATGTCAACTATTAAAAGAGAAAGGATGTTTGATGAAAGTTAAAAATCTGGAATCTATGTTGAATTGTAGTTCCCTTCCGTCTGGAGCCGTGCGTAGGGGGGGGGTTATAAGTAAAGCTTATTCGTAATTGTGTAGGAGGAATTATGACTAAACTAGATGAGCTTAAGGTAAAGCTTATTCAATACAACAGAACTAAGAGTATAACTACGGCTAACGACATATGCCGCTGGCTATATAAGGAACTTATTAAAGAGCCTAAAAAGATTGAGGTCAAGGAGGGATAATGTCTGGAACTTTAGAGGGAGGGCGTAAAGCGGCTGCTACCAACAAGGCTAAATATGGTAAAGAGTTTTACTCCAATATTGGTCGTAAAGGTGGTTCAAAGAGCCACCCAGAAACTAGACCATTTGCACTTAACCCAGAGCTAGCTAAGAGATGTGGTCGGAACGGCGGCAAGAAAAGCAAGCGTGGACCGGCTAAACGTGGTGGCAGAGTGTTAGACGCTAACTATACGAAAGACCAGCTAGAGCGCATAAGAGAGGAGCTAGGCTGGAACGATGATCAATCAACTGCGGCACTAAGCGAGATAGATAAAAGGGTAAGGCGGTATGCGTTTAAGAAATAAAAAGACAGGCAAAGTCTGGGAAATTCCAAAAGATAGATGGCCGACCGTTCAGCAGGACGACATCAGCTTCTTTGCAGCCTATGGGTCAGAGGGGCATCTATTCAGCTACAAAACGCTTGCCGAACTCAACGAGGAGTGGGAAGACTATAAGCCGAAAGAGCCACTTATCAAGAAAGAGAGCCAGAGGGGAGTTTTAAGGGCTGCGGCTCGAATGAGCGGAACAGACACAGCCCATGTACGCAAGAGCGATTATGCGGAAGTAGTTATATTTGAGTTCAAAGGCAAAGAATTATGCTCAGTCGAACTTAGGGGCAAAGGGATAAATACAGCCCATGACGGCTGGTATACCATCGACCAACTCTGTGGGGAGGAGGAAGCATGATAATCGGTAAGGATCTCAAAGAGCAACGGCTATACTTAGGCTTGAGCCAATCCGAGGTCGCAAGGCGGGCAGGAGTAGCAAGGCAAACAATAAATTACCTTGAGCGAAAACCATACATACCATTTACCACCATATTAGCTGCTTACGGAATGTGCGTTGTGCCGGCAAAGACCATGAGAGAGTCAGTAGATGTTCTTCGAGAACAGATTATTGACGCCGTAAAGGATGAGCTTGGCGATAATTGTAGAGTCAAAATAAGCGTTGAACTCTGCGGAGAGGAGGAAGGATGAACCCAGGCGAAGAAATAGACAATCAGCTCGATGCGCTCGAGACGAAAATTGAGCTACTGATGTCGCATCTTGGCTTAGAGTTCGAGTTCGACAATGCGTGGAGCGACGAGCCGACAGGAATCAGGAAAGCGAAAAAGGAGGGAAAATGCGAGAGCTAAGCTTTAGAGTTTGGAGCAACTATTGGAAGAAATTCGCAACCGAAGCTGAATTGTATATGGATGGCTCGGCGGATGCGGTGTTCGAGGATGATGGCGGAGTTCCGCATCATGAGAACACAGACCTAGTTGTCGAGTTCAAGACTGGGATAAAAGATAAGAACGGTAAAGAGATTTATAAGGGGGATATAGTCAAATACGCTTGGACA